TCGTATGTAAAAAATTTAGAATTTTTTTCTTTAGAAGAGTTGGATGAAAAACAAGCTGACTTATGTTTAACTTCGCCCTCAAAAGGATTATGTGAGGCAACAGCTACGCATCTTTTTTTACAAAAAAAGAAAGACGAATTAAAAAAATATGATTTTTTAATTAAAATTAGTGGTAGGTATTATTACACAGCGTTCAATAAAAACTTTTTATCCAAAAATAATTTAGATAAGGTTTTGACAAAAAAAATATACAAATGGGAGTGGAAAAATAGTTGGAGATTCCCAGAATTTTTAAAACATACAAACGATATGCTTTTTTGGATGCCTACTACCACTTACTGCATTCCGCAAAAATGTTTTGAAAATTACACAAAATCAATGCAAGATATTAAAAATATTTACGAAGAAAACGAGCACCCAGATTTTCAACGAATAGATTTTGAATGTATGATGTTCCATTTTTTATTAAAAAATAAAAATTTTATAGAAACGGATTGGATGTGCGAAGGGTCAGGGGGTCAAGATAAAAAGCTCAATCCGCATTAATCTAATTAATAATATTTTACTTTGAAAATACACGTTCTCGTAAATCCAATTCATCCAACAGGATTAATGCAGCGCACCGATCCATTTGCTGTGTATGGGTATAAATATATAAAATACATATCAAAACATTTTGAAATGGTGCATTACGGATTATCTAGATCAATCGTTGATTGTGAACATGTTGACATAAATATAAAACAAAAAGATATTGAAGGCTTTAACCGTATAGCTGGAAACGAAATAAAAAAACGAAAATCTTCAGGCGATATAATTGCCTGTTTTCACGGATCAGATAACAAAATTGCATGTGAAATGAACAAGGATTGTAAATGGCTTGAACCTTCGATTGGATACAGAACAGATAGCGTTTTTTCTCCTTATAGAGTTTTTGCATCATATGCACAAATGCACATGTTTTACGGAGAGCGGCGAATGTTAATGAATCCTAGCTGGCACGACGAAGTTATACCAAACTCATTTACAATATCTGAATTTGAATATTCTGATAAAAAACAAGATTATTTTTTGTACTTTGGTCGCGTTAATAATATGAAAGGCGTCGCTTTGGCAATTCAAGCTACAGAAAAATTAGGCAAAAAACTTGTTATAGCTGGACCTGGCAGTTTAAAAGATATTGGATATAATTCCACGCCAAAACATGTCGAATTGTTTGGAGAAGCAAATGTTGAACAAAGAAAACTTTTAATGAAAAACGCTAAATGTTTACTTGGTTTAACGCATTATGTTGAACCGTTTGGGAACATGGTAATTGAGGCTAATTTATCAGGAACTCCTGTCATAACAACCGATTGGGGTGGATTTGCAGATACGGTCGATCATGGCAAAACTGGATATCGAATTAGAGATTTTAAATCACTTTTAAATTCTATTGAATCTGTTGAATCTATTAGCTCATTAGATTGTAGGAATTGGGGTTTAAAATTTTCTGATGAGCATGTGCATCATAGACACTATCTATATCTTAATAAGATAATTAAAGGTGATTTTTACGACTTAAAAAATTGAATATTAAAGTTATTTTAACGATATAATAAATATTTTATGAAAGATAGAAAATATCTTAGCAAGTAATACTATTAGTTATGTTAGCTAAATACGTTATTACGAACGGCGGAAGTTTGCATCCGCTCGTTATCCCAGCATCAGAAACGAACGGAACAGGATTAATGAATCCCTCTGTGTACGTAGATAACGGCAAGGTTGCGATGAACTTGCGTCATTGTCAGTACACGATTTATCACGCTGAAAAAGGTATTTTTGAACATCAGTATGGTCCATTAGTTTATCTTAATCCAGAGAACGACATTACTCTTACAACAAAGAACTTCTTTTGCGAACTAGACGAGAAGATGAATATTGTAAAGAGCACAAAAGTAGATACGTCAAAATTAGATGTTAAACCAATTTGGGAATTTATAGGACTTGAAGATGCGCGAGTTGTTCGCTGGAGCGGCAAGCTTTACTTGTGCGGTGTAAGACGCGACACAACAACAAACGGAGTTGGCAGAATGGAGCTTTCGGAAATTGAAGTATCCGCTGATTCTGTTAAAGAAATCTCTAGAGTTAGAATTGACGCTCCTGCGCCAAACACTTCTTATTGCGAAAAGAACTGGATGCCAATTTTAGATAAGCCATATCACTTTATCAAGTGGACAAATCCAACTGAAGTTGTAAAGGCTGATCCTGTTACTGGCGCTTGTGAAACGGTAGTTCTTCAAGAACTGAATGGAGATTATAGCGGCAATATTAGAGGAGGCTCACAAGTTATCTCTTGGGAAGATGGTTATCTTTGCCTCAATCATATCACTTACCTTTTCAAGAGCGAGCTTCAAAGAAAGAATGCCCGGTATCGCCATGTCTTTACTAAGTTCGACAAAAACTTTAAGATTCAAAAAGTATCTAAAGAATTCTCCTTCATGGAAGGCGAAATTGAATTCGCGTGCGGAATGGCGCAACTTAATGACGACTTATTGATTACTTTTGGATTTCAAGATAACGCATCTTTCCTATTGAAGACGCCAAAGAAAATCGTGGAGAACCTTTTAAATGGATAATTTACTTTTTAGCCCAGTAGAAATTTACGTTCTTGATCCTGAGAACGCCAAAAAGAATTATGATTTGGCGGTATGGTATCATAAACAAGGTCAAACCGCAGCCGCAATTTCTTTTTATCTAAGAGCCGCAGAAAGAACTGATGACAAAGACCTGTCCTACGAATGCTTGATTATGGCCGCTCTTTGCTTTGATAAACAAGGATTTCGCACGCAAACCGTTAAGAACCTTTTTCGTCATGCAATCACTTTAATTCCTGATAGACCAGAAGCTTACTTTTTACTAAGTCGATTTCACGAATACAATAAAGAATACAACGAAGGTTATCTTGTAGCTTCTATTGGTATGGGGTTTGCGAAGAATAACAAGCCAACTTTCAGCGATCTTGGTTACGTTGGTGAATATGGTCTTATTTTCGAGAAAGCCGTTTGTGCTTGGTGGTGGGGCAAAACCAAAGAATCGAGAAGATTATTTCTTCACTTGTCCGACAATTATGCAGATGTAATGAACGACGCTCATAAAACAGCAGTTCAAAACAATATGTCAACTCTTGGTTGTGGGCCAGATTCTCAAGCTGTGACAAGGTTCTCAAAGAAAAAATTTAAAGACTTAAGATACAAGTTCAGTGGCGCAAACTTAATTGACGTTAACTATTCCCAAGTTTATCAAGATATGTTTGTTCTTTCTATGCTAGATGGAAAGAAGAATGGAACTTATCTTGAAGTAGGCTCTTCTGAGCCTTACCACAACAGCAATACGGCACTCTTAGAAAAGAACTATGGCTGGACTGGCATTGGTCTTGAATGGGGCCAAAATCATGTCGATGAGCATATCAAGCATCGTTCAAACAAAGTATTGTGCGAAGATGCGACGAAAGCTAACTACTCCAAAATCTTAAAGGAAATCGTTAAAGACGGAATTGTCGATTACCTGCAATTAGACTGCGAGCCATCTAAGAGCACATTTGAAATCTTAACTTCAATTCCTTTTAGTGATTATAAGTTTGCCGTAATCACTTACGAGCATGATCACTACGTTGACATGACAAAGACTTATCGCCAAAAGTCTAGAAACTATTTGAGATCATTAGGTTATCTAATGGCGGTTAACGACATTTCACCAGACGGCATTTCTACTTTTGAAGACTGGTGGTATCATCCAGAATTGATTGACTCTGTTATTGCACAAAAAATGTCGTCTGTTAACGACGACATTAAGAAAGCGGAAGACTTTATGTTGGGTAAGATTTAATAATCTACCTTAACTTTAGAGTTTTCAAACTTCTTCATCTGTTCAGGATGCTTTGCGCCTTTTCTCTTGGCAGAGTAATCCTTGAACACCTTCTCTTTTAAAGGGTCTGTGCCGCCTCGTTCCTGTGCCCTTTTATCGCTTAACTCGCGACTTTTGTCCAGTAGGTCGCCATAGGTGCCTTTTTTGTTCCTGGTGGCGTCAACGAAGGCTGTTGAGCTATTAGGGTCGATCTGTGAATCAATCGCGGCGTTAGGAACTTCAAATACCCTTTTCCACACTAATCCATCGCTGTCGGTATAAACATGACTTTCGCTCATTGTCTGAAAGATTTCGATAGTGTTACCGTTCTCAGGATTCTCGTAGGTGTATAAGGGCATATTTTATATTAATAATTGAAAAAATTAATTACAAGGTCTTTAAGATGTTGCAGATTGACGCAACCGTCTTTTCGTAAGTGAAGGTTTGGCCCAGCTGAATTCCTGCGGAGTTTAACGTCTTATTCTCCGCAAGAGTTACGGCTTTTTCGATAGCGGAGAGAGCTTCTTCTTCATTGAAGTCGTAGATTTCGCCTTGATTGAATTCTTGGCCCTTCTTAAAAAAGGTTCCGTCGTAAGCTTCTACAAGGCCAGATGGCTGAACAAGAATAGAGTTTTCGCTAGTAGCCCAATCTGTGTGGCTAGTTGCATTGAGGACAACGCTCCATTTGCCTAAGCAAGTAGCGTTAAAAGCAGGAAGACCCCAACCTTCTGCGCCGCTCAATCCGCTAAGATCAATGTCAGCAGAGTTAAGAATGTCGTTAACTTCGGAATTCGTGGAAACATAAGGAAGAATGTTAATATTCCAAGCAAGAGCTTTGTAGCCAAAAAGAAGTTTCTTTAAGATTTCCTTATCTAAAAATGGATTTACGATAGAGCAACTAAGCTGATACTTTGGATTGTTGCCGTATTTCTTTGCCCAAAGCTTAATGATTTTATCTGTATGCTTTCTGCGTTCAAACTTACCCATGATAACAAAGTGAATTTTATCTTGGAGGTAAACTTTATCAGTCTTGAAAAAATCAAGATCAAAACCGAGTGGAACGTTTTCAACTTTCAAACCTTCTTCTGCAAAACTATTTTTTGCGTACGAGCTAGAAAAGATCGTAGCGTCTTGAAGACGAACAAGAGCCTTTTCAGTCTCTGTTGGCTGATTAAGCTCGTAGAAACTGAAAAGGGCTTGACGAGGTGAAATTCTTTTCTCGGCTCCGTTGATATGCCAAAGTTTCAATGTGATAGCGTCTTTGCTCAAGTTCTTAAAACGATTATCAACAAGTGATTTGAACCACTTACTAAAATCGCTAGAAGCTTTATCGAACGCTCCAAAATCAGGATTTGATATTGGGAAGTAAGAAAACTTGAATGAGCTATCAGTTTGGCTCATCTTGTAAAACTCCTTTAGGAAGTTATACGAGACATTGCCAAATGAAACTTGGTTTACTGGAGCCTCGAAAATTATTTTCATTAATAAGGAATTTCGTCGTCGTCTTGTTGGACAGGAGCTTTAGCGGCTTGCTTATAAGCTGGCTTTGCAACAGCTTTAGCTACTGGAGCTGGAGCTGGAGCTTCGCCATCAGAAACAGCGGCATCCTTCTTTTTGCCACCTACGAAGCTGACGCGATCAGCGACAACGATAACGGCGGAATTCTTGCGGCCATCCTTTTCCCAAGTTTCAAGCTTGAGACGGCCAATAACAGAAACGCTGCTACCCTTCTTGACATAGTTGCTGACAAATTCAGCTTGCTTTTCCCAGCTATCAACTTTGATAAAAAGCGTATCTTTATCGTTGAGAGGGTTATTTACTGCGAGACGAAAAGAAGCAATCTTCTTTCCGGTTGTGGTGGACCGGATTTCTGGATCTTCTGTGGTATTACCTGCGAGGACTACATTATTAATCATGATTTTTTGTTATAGATTTCTTCAACGCTTTAAACGCCGAATTGTGAATATTGATACAGCCTTGGATAGATAAGTCAAGCTCTTTTGCTATCTTTCTCCAAGGAGTTACTTTCTTGCTGCCGTTAAAAGACTTATAACGCATTTTGAATATTTGGGTTATGCGCTTGTCTTCCATTTGATCTACTTGATCAAAGATTGCTGCAATGATGTCGTAATTGATTTTCTCTTTAGACTCTTCTGTTTCAAACGCACAATCATATTTTTCATCTAAAGATTCGTGACGCTTTTTGTTTGAAGCGTTTAAACATAACCAACGAGTATGATTGCCTAAATAAGTTGAGAACTTGATATTCCTTGTCTCGTCAAAAGATTGAACAGCGTCGTAAATATGAGATTCTCTGCTGTCGATAAGGTCGTAGATATTGTCGATTGACGTTGTTCTTGGCGCGTACGAATGAACCATTTGAAGATAAATTCCCGAATGACGACTAACAATTTCTTGAAAACAAGAGCTATCACCAGAGCCTTTGATTTTTTCAATCAGAGATAAATCGTCCATTGATTCGGGAACTAATTTCATACGCCTGTACTTCCAAAGCCCCCTGTTCCTCTTTCTGAGGTTTCTAACGAATCGGTTTGATGAGCTGCAAGCCTAATGAACGGTGAGAAAACCAATTGGCCGATCTTGTCTCCCTTTTTGTAAATCAAGTCTTTTGAAGGCTGCGTGCCGTAACCCAACCAGCGAAAACGAAGCTTAATTGAATCTCGATAACCAGCGTCAATCACGCCTACAGAATTGCAAAGCGATAATTGATATTTGCTCACGCTTGACCGAGGAAACAATAGAGTTAGAAATCCTTCTGCTGGTTGAATCACGACACCCGTATCGTACTCGATGTACAAAATTTGTTTCTTGTTTGGCTCACGAATAATTGTTGGCTCAGACGAAGCAATCAAATCCCATCCAGCATCATCTTTCGCTGGGGCAATCAGATTATTTTCGGAGCCATTTTTTAAAACTTTGAACGAGTATTTGTAATCCATGTTTTGAAGGTTGCAAGGGATTCTAGTTTCCGTCAATACTTTTTCCAAAAAAAATCGCGCAGAGCGCAATAAAAACCGAAAGGTTTTTATTAAAAGGAAAGGGGGTTAGGGTAAAAGGGTATGGTTTGGGGGATATAAGGGGGGATAG